GGCATCAAGAAAGCCAAGATTGAGCACAAACAGGCGCTAAAAAACCTCAAGCAAGGCACTGCCAAGACGCGGGTCAAAAAAACAGTGGGCAGACCGAAAACAGCTACAGAGATGCCGACCGCTAAAGGCCAAGAGGTTTTAGAGATATTGCGAGATAAGGGTTTTTACGATGTGTCTGATTGGAGTCTATCGCAAGTCTATCTAAGCAACATCATCGGTCAGATTCGTGAGCTGGGTCATACAGTAGATGTGATTACAGGCAAGAACAGAAGGGCTGTCCGCTACGTGATGGACGAGCAATAAAAAACCCCAATCAGTTGCACCTGATCGGGGCTTCAACAAACTTAACAAGAAATTGGAGTATATCACCATGAACACGCTAAAGAAAGAGGTTTATCACATGGAGAGGTTTACAGCCAAACCCAAATGGTGGAAAGGGCTAAAACACAAGAAACGCTTATCACATAGCGAGTACATGGTGCTGGACACGATATACGACAAAACTATCGACTGGGGCAAGCTGACCGACAAAATCGCTATCTCTCAGTTTGTTGACGAGCTAGGTATGAGCAACAGAGGTGTGATTGATGCTATCCGAGGTCTAAAGAAAAAAGGTCTTATTTTCGTACTTGGTCAAGATAGAAAGACAAACACAATCACCATCAAAATGGATAAATGCGAGGTGTTAGCACGGTCCGAACTTGTGAGAAATTCTCATAAGGCAAAAACAGCAACTTGTGAGAAATTTTCACAAACTTGTGAGAAAAACTCATATCAACTTGTGAGAAATTCTCACACACACGATACCCGAGACCATTACCCGATACCTTTTATATATATACGTGGTTATCAGTTGTTAAATGATTATGGAGTTTGCAAGAAAACAGAATCTGAGCTAGCTAAAAAACAGATTGATGAATCAGCAAGATTGTTAATTGAGTTTTGGAATAGCAATCACGGTAAGAGCAAATCAGCAGACGTTAAACCTAGTGTTTGGACTAAGACTGCAAAAGCAAGGTTGAAGAACTTCACAGTCGATGAAGTCAAGACAGCAATGCTCAGTGTGATTCAAAGCACATGGCATCAGCAAAACGGTCAGGTGCTCATCAAGAACGCGATCAGCAGTGACCAACGATGTGACGAAGCAATATCTCGATACCACCAAGCACAGCAAACAAATTATCAGGGGAACACCAATGCAAACCATCAATCAGCTAACAGCCAGCATCAGCAATTCGACACAAGCACCACATCAGGCTATGCAGCCAAGCTCGATGCAGATGCAGCAGCCTACTATGCAGAGCAAGCAGCAAGAGCCCAGCAGTCAGCTGACGGAAGCACTGAGAATGCTTTTTAAGCAGTGGAAAGCTTGGTTCAAAAACAAAATGAAAACCCGTGATGATGATTTTGATTGGTCATTCGATATGGTTTTAGTTTGGGCTCGTTACCTCACCAAGAAAGAAATTACCCAGTCTGAATTCAACAGAGCCAGTGAATTATCGTTTGATCAAGACTGGGTGCCAAGCAACGCCAAAGAGTTTTTGGCCTTGGTACGGACACAGCAAACCAGTGAATACCCCTCAGCACAGGAAGCATTTGATAACGCTTGCTGCCAATGCGGACTCATCGAAGACCAGTATGTCAAACGCAAATGGGCCCATGCAGTCGTGTTAGAGACAGCAAACCGTATCGGCTGGGGAAAGCTTAAAAACGCTAATGAGTATTTTTTAAAGACATTCACGAGTGTGTATGAGCAAGTAATCAGCGAGCATCAAAACGGCGCCACGTTTGTTATTCCTGAGTCGCACCAGGTCGAATACAGCCATACGGTATTACAGCCTGATAGCCCAATGGCGGCCAAGGTCGATGATTTTCTAAACCGGTTTAAGCGTAAGCATGGGGAGGCGGTATGAAGGTTTGGGAAGTAGAGCTGCGCTGTAAATACGAACATACAGGGTATAGACGACTAATAAAAGATGATAGCGAGCTTTTGCAGAAGGCTAAGACTTGGATTGCCTCTTGCTTAAAAGACCAGCTCGATAGCGTGATTGAGCTAAACGATGATGGTTTTCTTGATAAAGAGATAAAGACGATCCGCAGAAATACAGAGTTTATGAGCAAGAAGGTCTTGGCTGCTAATAATATCGACGCGTTGGTAAGGCTGGATTTTTACGATAGCCAAGAAATCATTATTCACGAGCGCGTTATTTTTTAAAGGGGTGGGGTGATGATAATCATCGAAAAAACAAGCGTGATTTTACCGCGATTTAAGCGTCAAAAAACAAAGGACTTATCGGGCGGAGTCAATAACTACACGTGCTTTGCAGCGCTTGGCGTCTTGGTAACTATTGTAGGCGACGCTAAGTTATTTCGCGAATCCGTCAATCGCTACGCCAAAGACGATTGGTCAGAGCATAAGCAAGTACGATTAGCAGCCAAAAAAGCACGTAGCAAGGCACGAGCGCAACAACGTAAGTGGGTCGCTGAGGATTTGCAGAGATTGCAGGGCATGTATGAGCAGGAGCGTGACGAACGATTTGCAGCAGAAGAACGCGCAAGCGAGCACTACAAAGCCATCCAAGCCATGAAGCTGACTTTTGAGGAATTGCAAAAATGAGCATTGCAAAAATCGGTATCGACACAGGCGTCAAGACAGGCGTAGCGGTGTGGGAAGACGGTCAGCTTGCAGCAGTTGAGAGCATGACGATCACACAGGCCATGGAGTTTGTAGTAGGCCATTATCCGCGACCGCAGGATTGCAAGCTCTACATCGAGGACGCGCGCAAATGGATTGGGTTTAATGGCAAGACCAAGGCCACGCAAGCGAGACTACAGGGAGCCGGCAGCGTTAAGCGTGACGCCAAGATTTGGGAGGATTGGTGTAAAGAAAACGGGTATGAGGTGGTATTCGTCAAACCGATGGGCAAAGGGCTTAAAAAATCAGCGGATGAGTTCAAGCGCATCACGGGTTGGACGGCTCGAACAAACGAGCATAGCAGGGACGCGGCGATGATTGTGTATGGTCGATAATACAATACAAAAAAGTATATCGAGGTTTATAAATGTTTATTGGGGGTGGGTTATGAGTGAAGTGACGGCGGAAGTAAGTGGGTTGACTAGACTTGGTGGAATGGTCAAAGGAAAAGTAACCATAACTTTTGATAGCGATATTGTGATTGGTTACAGCGGCAATGCCTCAGATGAAGTGCTTAAAGGGTACCTAAAAGATGCGGCTATTGAGCAGCTAAAATATGAGGTACAGAGCGATGATTGATGAACTAGGCATCAAAGCAAAATTAACAATGTGGGGTCGCTGGGTAGGTCGTGGCAATGTAGCAGCTTCACCAGTAGGTGGCGGCAGTGTAGGTAGCTGCAGCCCGTTAGGTTATAAATCGGCATGGAGCTTTATATTGCCCGATAGTGGCGATGGTGTTGATATTGGGTGTGATGACGATATGCTAGATATTGAGCATGCTATGGCATATCTCAAAGCGCATGATAAATTTAGCTATCGACTGATTAAACTCAAGTATCGATACGGCTATAGCTATCAGCGTTTGGCACAAAAGCTAACCAAGTCATTGCCTGAGTATAAACGCGGCGGCACTAAAGCAGGTATGAAAATGTGCGATAAACATTGTAAAAAGTTGGTTGATGCGGCCGAAGTAGAGATTGAACAGTTATTGGCAGAAGAAATAGTTTGACTTTGACCGAAGTATGCCGTATAAATGTGTTATATTGTATGCATCCGCAGCGGAAAGCGATAAATACAAAACCTATTCAAGCCCTATCTTAAATGATGGGGCTTTTTTTATACCTATGTTTTTATGCTCGATATGTGATTTTCCATATCGAGCTTTTTTATTGTCCAAAATTTGGCAAGGGATGATATGTGCGAACTATCAAATGCTGAGGTATTGACCAACTGGCAAGAGTGTAACAGATGCAACCGACAGCAAGGCGCTGACTACTGGTACGACTTTATGGCTAAGCGCGCCCAGCGTGGCGATAAGGACGCCAAAGATAAGGTCGCACTGATGGATAGACTTAAATAACTATAGGCCTATAGCTCAATAGCAGAGCGCCCTACTCATAATAGGAAGGATTTGGGAGCGTAACCCTTTGGGCCTACCATATATTTATTAACCACTTTTGCCCTCACTTGACCGTGCAGGGCATTTTTTACACTCGCTGATTGGAGGTGAGCATGTTAGCAAGACCGGTACCACCTAATGACATGCCATCGTTCTTAGCAGCACCTGAGATACACGAATGGCTAAAAGACACAATCTTAAATCCTGATCATGAATGGTTTAACCGTGACCATCAACACCTACTTGATTATGAGTTTCGTGAGATATCCTTTTTATGGGCCCAAGGCGAATACATTAAACAAGGTAAACAGATATTAGGCCAATGCGAAAAAGTCATGATGATGGCTGGCGGTTGGAAAAAAGCACGTCAAGAAATGTGGTTTGAAGATACATTGGGCGCGGTGCCAGATTATTTAATTACTTTAGATGCTAATTATTGTCGTGAATGTACAGATACTGAATTTGCTGCATTGGTTGAGCATGAGCTCTATCACATCGTGCATAAGACAGATATGTTTGGTGACCCTGCCTTTAGAGCAGACGGTAAGCCGGCACTTGAGATAACGAGCCATGATGTTGAAGAGTTCTTTGGCGTCGTCAGGAGATATGGCGGTGATGAAGCAGTCAGACGAATGGCTGAACTACAAGATTGTGAGCCTGAGATTAAAGGCTAAATTATATACTGTGTAATACGGAGTAAGAGAATGGCAACCCTTAATAATAAGGTGAAAGCCTTTATTGTACAAGGGCTTGCTACCTACATGATGCCTTCAGAAGTAGCGGAGGCTGTCAAAAAAGAATTTGACTTGGAAATAACACGTCAACAAGTATCGTCTTACGATCCAACCAAAGCATCAGGAATGAATCTTGCCCAAAAGTGGCGGGACCTATTCAAGCAATTCCGCGATGACTTTAATAACGACATCCAAGCAATACCGATTGCTAATAAAGCGTATCGATTGAATATGCTTGACCGTATGGCACGTGATGCTGAGAAGTCAAAGAACAGACCTCTAGCAGCAAGCTTACTTGAGCAAGCAGCCAAAGATGTTGGCGAGGTGTTTACCAATAAGCAGAAATTGGATCATCAGTCGAGTGACAAAAGCATGACGCCGACAATCAACAACTTCAACGGTGACGCTCAAGCAGCAAGCCAAGCCTATCAGGATATTATGGGTGGTAAATAATGCCTATCCCTTTTG